AGTACTTAATGCTACAACTTTTTGAAAACCTTCTTTAATAAAACCATTGACAAGGTCAGTTGAAATATCATCATTTTCATCAAAGCCAATATCTAAGTCAGAAAGTTCGCCAACAAACGTACGCATCTGCGCTAGTGTAAGATTAGCGTTAGAAAAATTTATAGCCATTATTTAACTCTCCTTATTCTTTAGGGTCTAAGGCTGCGTCCTTATTATCGCCAATAGCATTCATTCTTCTTAAATGCCCAATACAGTAATCTGTGCCTTTAGCTTTTGGCGCTTTGCATTCTTCTTCTTTTGAATTTGTTGCTTGGCATAGGCCATTCTTGTAGTGCACATTTCCGTAAGCAACGCCTGATGGTGGTGCAACCTCTACCGAACCTACTACAGCTCCGGCATGATAATCTGCTCGTGCGTTTCCAACTAAACGTGCGCCCTCTACAGCGCCGTATGGTTGTGTGCCGGCTAATCCTTGTCCTACGCTCTGTGATTCTTTATTCATATTATTTTCCTTCTTTCATGAATAGTGCTTTAAGTAGAACGAGCCGCCAAGGGTCCTTCCCCCTGGCGGCACGTAATCTAGTTTATTGATTAGGCTTCTGCTGGCCAGTCAATGCGCTTCCAAGTGAGGTATGAACTTGTACCCTGCACTGTTACTGTTCCGCCCGACTTAATTCCACGAACCGAAACCGTACCATCTGCCGAAGGTGCAACTACACCCTCGATGATGGCAATGTTGTCGGTTGTGTAAGCTGAGTCAGATGCGGCTGCAGCTGGAAGGTCGTAATCATTTGCATACGACGTTGTAGGAGTAGCTCCTGATGGAACTGTCACTACATAACTTTTTACAGTTGCTGTTGGACCGTTGATTGCAAATGAAGCACCCTCGGTTACCAGGGATGCGTCGTAAACAACAACAGCCTTGAACTCGTATACTTCGTCTGCTTTGACATACCAGTTTAAGCCTGCTACGTCGCCGTACGATGCAGCAAGTGCTGTGTTGGTGTCTCCTACGACTGTTCTTTCTACTATGAATTTATTTGTAGTCATGATTATTACCTATTCTTTCTAATCAATCATGTTGATTGAAATTGTTGTTTGTTTGTTTGTTTGTTTGTTTTTATTAATAGCCGGTACTGGGAGAGCTGCCGAAGGAAACAGCCTTTAAACTCCCAGCACCAACTACATCTTTTGCTTTATTTATGCGTCAGCAGTCATGAAACCTTGACGGTTACGGTTGCTGCAGGTCAACTGACCATAGGCCAACACGAGGGCATAACGGGCGTCTACGCCAGCTACAGTGCCGTTCATGAAGTCTGTGGTCTTGAACCAATAGCCATTCAAGCCGGTGAGCTTGAGGTACTTCGTGTTAAGGAAGTACATCGGCGCATCGGATGCATCAACTGCAAGTTGCAAGTCAAACACAATTGGTGTCTGCTTGAACATCAGGTTTTGGAAACCTGAGTTAGCTTTTGCAACGTCTTGGTAACGCACGTTGTTTGTCAACAGTGACTCGTACTTTTCAAACAAGCTAGTGTTCGTGATGATTAAGTCAGGAACATCTGAGCCCTTTGAGGCACGGTTGTAGACATCAGCCATGTTTGTAAGCGCAAGCGTTGCAGCCATGTTTGTTGCCTGGGTTGGATTCCAGAACGAGTTGGACGATGCATCAATGCCACCGACTGTGTTGTTCTGGGTTCCGATAATGTTGCCAAGACCGTTAAAGTCTGAAGCCGCTGGTGCTGAGCCTGGTGTACCGAAGAGTTGCGCGTTAAGCGTAGTCTTCAACGACATTTCAGCTTGCATAATTTTAGCATTCAACAGTTTGATGATTGCCTCGGTGCCACGGTTCTTGGCTTCTTCGATACCGCTAATTGCGATAGAAGCAGCCATCTGCTTCCAATCGTACTCAGCAGCTGTGATGCCCTCTTGTGGAGTAAGGTCAATTGCATCGTACCCTGAGTATGTTGCAACAGTATCGTTGACAGCGTACATCAATGGTTCGATGATTTGGGTGCCGCCCTCTTCAACACGGACACGTCCGCGCTCGTTGAGGTGGTTAAGAAGGACTAGGTCCTTGAAAATGTTGTCGACTAACGTCGGCTGATAGTTCTGCAGCGTAGTTGACAACAGTGAATTAAAGTCGGGATTGCCGGCCATGTTAATATCTCCTGTTTGTTGTTGTTGTTTGGTTAATAATTTAACGTCTTCTTAGCTTGTTCAAAAGCCTCAAAAACTGACGTTGGTTTAGCAGCTTTGGGTGCGACTGAATTTTTGTTGGCAGAGCCACCAGAAACCACTGATGCTGAACGTTTGGCCTCAACCCTAGACTGGTCTTCAACTAGTTTCTTCTTTGCCTCAGAGGCTGTAGAATAAACTTTATCAAAGGTAATCTGTTTAAAGACTGCCTCTAAATCTGTTGAACCAGACGCTAGTGCTTTGGCTACGACTTCATCAGCGTTAAAATCATCACCGTACTTGCTTTGCAAAGAATCAATAGTCCTAGTTAACTCATCTATGGCTTTCTGTTGTTCGAAAGCTGCGATGCGTTGCTCTAACTGTCGATATTGTTGTTCAGCTGGGTCTAACCATTCATCCTCTTGAGGTTGAGTGGCTACACCGTATTGCTGTTGCAACAACTGCAAGGTAGCAGCTGGGTCATTTTGCAGAGCTTCTGCTAATGCACTAGCGTACTGTACTTGCTTTCTTTGTTCGCTGAGTTCTTGGGTCTTACGGGTATAATCCGCTTGACGTTGGTACCCAGCTAGAGCCTCCTTAACGGGAACAACAACGTCTTCGCCATCTACTTGGAGCTTGATGACTTTGTCAGCAATCTCTGTATAGTCGAATAATTCTTGTTCTTGTTCTGGAGTTTCTGCTATGACCTCTGTCACTTCATCAACTTGTCCATCTGCAATGGGGTCAATTACGTTTTCAGGGTTAGCAATATTATTATCTGTCATTATGGAATCCTATCCTTCTTTGGTTGTTCCTATTTTTATTTATATACAATGTTCCTACTACTAAGGAAAAGTATTACATGGAGTGTTTACTGACCACTTAATAGTGCTTGAATTATCTCTGGTGGAAGACTTTGAATGCTGCCTGGAAGGGCGCCTTCAGTTGGTTGTCCGCCTGGACCTTGAATTGGTCCTCCTGGTATTAAACCTGGTGGCAATTCTGGTGGCATACCTTCCATCATCTCTGGTGGCATACCCTCCATACCTGGTGGCATACCAGCCATTTCTGGTGGCATTGGTGGAGCTTCTGGTGCTGGTGGTGGCTCTGGAGACTTTAAGAATGAACTTGCATTCTTTACTCCAAATCCAGTTGCTAAAACATATTCAGCTAGCTTTTCTAAATTAACTAGACCAGCTTGAGCAAATGGTTGCATTGCTGAAACTATCTGAAGTGCCATATCTCTGCGGAAAGCTTCGTTTCTTGGGGCAGTTGAACCTGCCTCAACATTAAAGTCAAACTCACCAGATATATAATCTTTATCAAATGTTAACCACATAGGAGCAGATTCTGTTCCTACTATTCTTACAGTCTGCTCACCAGTTAAATACTGCTGAGCTAGCATTATAAGATTAGAAGCACATCTAGCTATAGCATTCTCAATAGACACAAGCTTTTCAGCTACTCTAGCATTACCAGCTTCAGCAATAATTGATGCTTCGCGGGCGGTTCTAGTTGTTTCTGGGATTGCACCACGCTGGTATTCAGATACACCTGACACACGGTCAATGTCATTTTGAATTAAAGTTGACTGATTATAAAATTCAGGTGGGTTAATCAAGGCCGGCATTGGAACAACAACGTTATTTAAATTCTCATTACCCTTAACAGGAACGATTACGTTGTCATCATCAGATGCCAAAGCTTGACGACCATCATCATCAAATGCTGATTCATTAAACAACCACTTGCGTGAGTAACGCTTTCTGTGGTTCATCATCTGTGTACGAGTTTCGTTTAATTCGTACTGCAGTGGTTCAATTGCTTCAAGTTCAC